TCCGTTGCTTCTTGGATCACCTCATCTATATCTAGATTAAAGTTAAATGTTCCTGACGTAGCCATATTGACTATTTCTTTTTCGTTGGATGTTCACCCATGAAAAATCCTATCACACCTGATGCTCCACAAGCAATCATGACTACGTTCTGCCATAAATCGGCTGGCACCATAATACCAACCATAGCAAGAACACCAGCTAATGCAGCATAAGAGGAAGGCTCTCGGAAACGAGCTATAATATTATTCATTAGTTTCTCCTTTTACTTTTTGATTTAGTTTTTAACTGTTTACCACTACTTTTTCGTATAGTAGCCCCGTGCTTTTTTGTCCAATTCTTAGCCACCTTTGGATAGTTTGCATATAAGAAAGCACGTTGATCTTTAGATTTAAATGGCATTTTATTTATAACCTTTTCCCAATCCTTTAATAGCTTTACCTACACCTAGAGGTCTTTTAATAACAGGACGAGGTAATACTTTAGCAGATCCAATCCTTTTACCTTCTTTATATTCTTTAACTTTTCCACCAGTTGCTTTTTTAACAGTAGTTGTTTTTGGTGCTCCCGGTCTTGCTCTTGAAAAAGGATCTAGGAAAGGTTTTGTAACAGGTCTTGAAGTTGCCGTTTTCATAGCTTTTTCTAATTGTTTTAATACTGTTGTAGCTGGTTGAGCTTTCCCTTGTTTAATCAGTGCATTAGCTTCACTTGTTGGTAATCTACCAACCTTTCTTGTTCCTGACTTAACAATTACTTTATAACCTTTCTCAGTTTTTTTTGCTATTTCCTGACCTAATTTAGTAAGAACATCTGGTGCTGGTTTAGCTTTACCTTGGTTAATTAATCGTTGAGCTACTTTTGGAGCAAGTCGTGTAATAGCTCGTGCTCCTGCCATAATAACAGGTACGAATAGTGCTGGTCCGGCCATAATCTATCTCCTATCTTCCGTTATAACGAGCAGCACCCCAGCCTCTGGGTTTCTTTATCATACTACCTCGTTTTCTGTTTACAATTTTACGTCCCTTTTTAAAAGAATCTACTAATTTCCGTTTTGGTCGTACTGGTGGACCAGCCCGAGTAACTCTACTTGATGGATCTACAATAAAATCAACAGCACCGGGGTTCCTATATCTATCTTTCCAATCTAAAGGTTCAGGTCTTCCTGCTTTTTTCCATGCTGTGACACTAGGAGTCCCATCTTTTTTTATAAAACCAGTATCTACAGCATCCATTTGATCTGCTAATTGATTAGTTCTTTTAATTAGTTCTTTTTCAGCAGCAACTAATCTTTTATTTTGTCTTAATTTTGCAAAATCTTGATCAGCCTTTTCCAATAATTGTATTTTTGCTTCTCTTCTCGGAGCATCAGCTTTCCATCTAGCCATAATTTCAGGATCATTTATATTTATTTTTCCTTCTTTAAGAGCTAGATCTAATTCTGTTTCTTGTTTCAGAAGATCATCGACTAAATCTAATTGTATTGGTTCAATAATTTTAATTTTAGGTGATATTCTAGGTCTACGTGTAGTTTTTTGTGCTCTGGTATATGGATCAAATTCCATTATATCAGGAGCCGTAATTCCAATTTCTCTTTTTAATGCTACATTATCCTGCATATACTTTATAAATTCAGGACGACTACGAATTTCTTCCCATGCTTGTTCTCTTTGTTGAGGATTTAGTCTAGCAGTTTCTCCATAAAATTTTCCTCCCCTTCTTCTTATATCTGCTGCTCTACTTCTTAAATCAGCAGCAACTTCTGGAGAAGGTTCTTCTATTATAGACAGATCTAATTGCCGTCTGGAAGGTACTCTTCCTCTAGGAACTCCATATGAAATATTTTCTGATGGAGGAACTGTATCTATGGGTAAATCTCTTGGATCTCTTCTTGGAGATCTAGCACTTCCAAATGCTTTTTCTGCCCTAACACTAGGAGGTATTGCAATATCAGGATCTTGCTTTAATTTTTCTAAAACTGCTTGAGGATCTTGATATCGTTGCATTATTGCTTCTGTATCTATATTATCAGTAGTAAATGCTATATCCTGTTCTGGTAATAATCCCAGATCATCTACTGCTTCATCTGTATATCCTGTACTTCTCATTTGTTCATGCATAGTACTTGCAGGAGAACCAACATCACCTCGTATATATTTTCCTTCAGTTCCAGATACAGGAATGACACTTTTTTCTCCAAGAGCTGATTCATATCTTACATCACTAGAACGTGGCATATCAACAGTAAGAATCTTATCTGAAAATATAGCCTCTTTATCAATTTCATCTGCAACCTCTTTTTGCAATGCTCTTTCTTCTACTCCTGTAGGCATATAATTTGGATCATTTACTCGTTTTTCTCTAAGTAATGTATCATATTTTCGTTGATGATAGTCACTCCAAGGAAGTTCTTCAGGTAACATTTCACCTGTTCTTGGATGCACTCCCGTAGGTGGTTCTGTTCTTGGATCACTTGCAACTCTTCTCCAACTAGCTTCTATTTCCTCTTGAGGGGTAAGTTGAGGTTTACCAGATTCTCCTTTTATTCTTTCTTCTGCTGAAAAATCCAGACCACTTTCAGTTCTTTCTCTTTCTAATTGTGCTATTCTTTTCTGTTCTTCTATAGGCAATGTTCTTTCGTGTACTCTTCTGCCCGTGATCTCTCTTCCAGCTATAAGATCCTGAACATTTTTCTCTATCTGTTCCTGATTTATCTTTGACATTACTTCTTCTGGTGTTCGTCCATTTGTACCAGACATTGCTCTAATCTCTGTTCTTAGTTTTGCTTGTTGTGAAAGAGTAGGAGCTTTACTAGGATTAATACCTAATCTTATTCTTGCTATAGCTTCTGCACTACGTAACTCCTTGGGCCACGGAGGAAGACCTTGTGCTTTGTTCCATATACCGGGTTTAGAATATCCTGCTTTAATAGCAGCTTCTATTATTTTTTGATTAGTAAGAGCTTCTGTAAAATCCTCTAAATTTTTTGTAGCTTGTCCAGTAGTTTTAAGTGTATCTAACTGTTTTGTAAGTTCACCTGTACGTTGCTCTATCTCAAATAATTTACTAACTTCTTCACCAGTACGAGGACGATCAAACTTCAGTTCTAATCGTTTTTCTCGTTCTGCTTTTCTTATTGCAGCTCGTTCTTTAGTGGCCCCTAATCTGGCAAGAGGAGATTGAGTTGCTTTTTTTTCTAAACGTCCTAATGCTCCCAGATATTTTCCTACACCAGTAATATAAGACCTTGAAACACCTTCATCTGGCCACTTCTCTATATCAGTAGTTGCTGATTTTGAAAGTGGTAAATCTAGTTGCTCTCCCAGTTTAGGTTTTGACGGAGTAGAAATACCTGCTTCACGAGCTATCCTTCTTTGCTCAGTTGCAGGAACATCACCGAATAATTTTTTAAGAACAGCAATAATTGCTTGATTACGAGGACTACCAGCCATCTTTTTACCTTACGTGAATATTCTTTACACTATTATGATCAACTTTAAATGTCTCTCCTTTTTCATACTTTGCATTGACTACCTCTTCATGAGGTGTTCCTACAACATCTGGTCCTCTACGGGCAGCACCATAACCCTGACCTGTAGGTTTACCATTAACCTTTTCCAGATCTGGTGGATTTTTTAATAATGTATGTGGTCCCATCTTATTCTCCTAACTATAATATTTAGATACTAGTTTATTTCCATCATGACTCTGATAACCGGAATGCTTATTCTTTACTCGTCCACCTGCTTTTGCAGATCTAGTTGGATTTTTCCAAGGCCGTTTCGGATATTTTCTTGGCTTTGGCTTGGGTAATCGTTTAGGTTGACCTCCCTTTGCCTTAAATTCCAATCTTTCATATTCTCCTGCTTCTCGTTTTCTTGTTCCTTCAGCTAAATCTCTTGCTGCTTTTTCAGCAGCTCTTCTAGCTCTTTTTTCATAACTTAACTCGTCTTGAAGTTCTTGATGCTTTTCAAGATCTATTCCCTTCATTTTAGATGCCTGTACTGCTGCATCTTCCTTTTTAGCAGCTTCTGCTTTTGCTGCTTTATAACCTAAAGGTGGTTCAAGAGTTTTTGTTGTTACTTTAGCAGGAAGAGGTACACGAATACCCCTTAGTTTAGCCGACTCAGCCTCTCTTGCTTTTCTACCTTTATCGGCTGCTGCTGCTGTTTCCTTTTGTAATCTTTTAATTCTACGTTCTCTTTTAGCTTGTGGTTTATATACTTTCTTTTTTATATTGTATGGCCCAGCAGTACCTTGAAACTCAGGATCATCTATCCAATCCGGTCTATCTATATTAATTTTTTTAATACTAGTACCTTTACCAGTTTTAATTGGACCAGCACCACGTCTACGAATTTCTTTAGATATTTTAGTACGGTTAACCATTACTGTGCTCCTTGTATTATAGGATTAGGCCCACCCACCGGATTACGAGGAGTTTCCATATCATCCTGTCTCATTCTACGAGATTGATTTCTAAGTGCATCTATTGAATTTTGATAACTACTTTCCCATGAAGGAACAATATCCCAACTTTTTGTAAATCTTGCAGATTCAATCATACATGCATTAAACAAAGCATTATAGGCAAATTCACTAAAATAGTTGGATGTTGTTGCACTCGTACCTGTTGCTGATGCAAGTGGGATAGGTCTACGAGTATATTGTATCTCTCCTGATAAAGCTGATGTAGGAGTAGGTACTATGTAAATAGATGTATTATTTTTACGTGCATAATATCTGGGTGTACCTACAGATGCACTGGCATAGGGCCAATAATCTATAGCATACTCATAAGTTCGTTGAAGTAATGGAGTTATCAAAGAAGAAGTACTTGTGGTAAAACTTACATTTCTGACAACCAATGAATCCACAGGGAGACTTACCGTGGGACTACTTGCTGTAAATGTAAATGAGGCAAAGTTATCCAGACCGGGATCATCAATCTCTTTTACCAGACGATCTTCAGCCTTCTCAACAAACTTTGGAATCTGATT